AATCATTGGAAACTTAGTAGTAGAAGGAAGCACTACAACTGTCGGGACAGACACGCTCACAGTCAAAGACCCTTTAATTGTACTAGCAAACAATAACACCTCTACAGACGCAGTTGACATAGGTTTTTATGGCAAATATACTCCTTCAGGTACTACATTATACTCAGGACTGTTTAGAGAAGCTCTAACAGGTAAATATAGATTATTTAAAGACTTACAAGTTGAACCTACTACAACAGTAAATACAAGTGGAACAGGATATGCTCAAGCTACTTTAATTGCTGCCTTAGAAGGTAATGTAACGGGAAATATCACAGGTAATGTTACAGGTAATCTGACGGGTAATGTTACAGGAGGAACAATATCAGGTACTACAGGAACATTTAGTGGTAATGTAGATATTGATGGAACGTTAGATGTTGATGATGTAATAAACGTTGAAGGTTCTGCTTTTGGTAGAATAGAAATAGGTGGAGCTTCAGGTGGTTATATAGATTTAAAAGCACCTAACTCTGATGATTATGATTTTAGAATTATTACAAGTTCTGGTGGTAATGAAATAACTACAGCTACAGGTGACTTAATATTTAATACAGCAGAAACATTAGCATTAACAATAGACACTTCACAAAATGCTAATTTTGAAGGTGAACTTCAAATACCTTCATATATAAGACATACTGGCGACACAAATACTTATATTGGATTTTCTGCAAATGATACTATAGATTTAGTTACTGCTAGTAATGTAGTATTACGAATTGATAGTTCAAATAATGCAACTTTTTCAGGAGATATTACTGCAGTTAGTTTTACTGGTAACTTAACAGGAAATGTAACAGGTAATGTAACTGGAGATTTAACAGGTAATGTAACTGCAACTTCTATATTAGCAGATGGGGTTACAGCTACTACACAATCAGATGGAGACAATAGTACTAAAGTGGCTACTACTGCTTATGTAGATACTGCTATTACAGGTCACGATACATTAGCTGAAGTACTTGCAGGAGGTAATACTTCAGGTGCTAATAATATTATAATGGCTGATAACCAGAAGATTTATTATGGAACTGATAGTGACGTTGAAATGTATTTTGATGGTGCTACTCAGTTTGGTATAATAAACGATACTGGTGGGGGAAGTATATTCTTAAGGTCTGATAGTTTTTTGTTTAGAAATGATACTGACCAATTTTATTCATTGAGTTCTACTACTCACACATTTAAAAGTTCAGGCACTACAAGATTAACTGTAAACTCAACTGGAATTGATGTAAATGGAAATATAAATCTAGGAGACAATAATAAAATAATATTTGGTGATGGTGGAGATATAGAAATGTTTTATAATGGAAGCACTTTTGTAATTGACGATACAGTAGAGGCTTTAAATGGTATAGACATTGACACAAACTTAGTAAGATTTAGAGGCACTGACCTATATACTGAACTTAGTAATGGTCAACATACATTTTTTATTAATGGAACTCAAAGATTTCAAATAAATAGTACAGAAGTAGATGTTTCTCACAATTTAAGTGTAACAAATGATTTAATAGTAGACACAGATACTTTGTTTGTAGATACTTCAGAAGATTCTGTTGGTATTGGTTTGACTAATCCTAGTGACTATTCTGCTGATGAATTAGTTATAAGTGTGCCTGATGATAGTGGAATGACTTTAGTTAGTGGAACTACAGATACAGCTTATATAAGATTTGCAGATGGTACTGGTGCAGCAGACCAAGCAAACTTTATTTCACACGACCATAACACAAATACTTTAACTGTTTTTTCACAAGCTAAAGTTTCTATAGGAATACTAGAAGCTGAAGTTGCATACTTTACAGATACTAATTTTTATGTAGATAAATCTACAACTATTGATGATAATTTAATAGTTAATCAAAACGTAGGAATTGGAATTTCTCCAAATCAAAATTTTCATATTTTTAAATCTGATGCAACAGCTTTACTTCAAGCATCTAATACAAGTGGAATAGCACAACTACAATTTTTCCCAAGAGATGGTAGTAATGTTGCTCATTTACAATCAATAAAAGGTGTTGATAGTAGTTTAACATTTTTAACAGGTGGAAATAGTGGAAATAGTTATGTTCCAACAGAAAGAATGCGTATAGACAGTTCAGGAAACGTAACAGTAATTAACGGAAATGTCCAACTTGTAGACTCTAATAAAAGAATAACAGTAGATGGTTCGGATATTCGTATATGGCAAAGAAGTGCTGCTGATATTCAATTCTTGACAAATGATTTAGAAAGAATGAGGATAGATAGTTCAGGGGATGTATCTATTAAAACTGGATATTTATCTATAGATTCAGTAGCGAATAATTCTGCATCAGTAGCAGGTCAATATAGATTAGCATTAGGTCACGATGCAAGTACCGATGCTTCTTGGATTCAAAGTAATGGTGTAAGTGGAACACGAAGAAAATTATTATTAAATCCATTAGGAGGAAGCGTAGGAATTGGAATATCCAATCCAAATAGCTATGATTCAAATGCTGACAATCTTGTTATAGGAAGCACGGGTGCAAATGATAAAAATGGTATTACTATTGTTGGTGGAGATACGGATGGGAGAGGTGCAATTTATTTTGCTGATACTGCACAAAATAGTGCAGGATATATTACATATTTACACAGTAATAATTCTATGTTATTAGGAACTTCTGATTCAACAAGAATGACCATAGATAGTGACGGCAACGTAGGAATTACAGCATCAGCTTCATTAAGATTTAATGGTGCAGGAGATAATACTCACTCGGTAGGTTATGATTCAACTATTGATGGTTCTTTTTTACGAGGTCAAAATGGAATGAGGTTTTTAACTGGTACTGGTGGTGGTTCAGAAAAAATGCGTATTACAAGTGGTGGAAACGTAGGAATAAATTATACAGGGCCATTTAATCAAATATCTGGAACAGAAACAACTTTAGCTATTTCAAATAGTAATGTGCCTTCTTTATATTTAAATAATACCAGTACAAATGGACATAATCATATATTATTAAGTGGAACTGATGGGGCTTTTGCTATCTATGATAAAACTGTAGGAGCAAATAGATTTGTTATAGACAGTTCTGGAAAATCTACATTTTATTCAAATGAAATAGAGGTTTACGCTTCATCAAGTAGTGCTTCATTAATATTAAATTCAGGAGATGCTACAAAAGATGAATGGAATATTGTTACTACAGATTTAGCAGGAGATGCTTATTTAAGATTTGTAGACACTACAACAGCTACAACTGTTATGTCTTTAAGAGATAATGGAAACGTAGGTATTGGAACGACTTCGCCTAATCAATCTAATTTGGTTGTTTCACCTGCTGCTCAAAGTGCGGACGTTGATGGTATTACTGTAGTTTACAATCCAGATGGAGCAACTAACAGAGTAAGGGGTCAATTAAAAATAGATAATTTTGAAGGTGTTTTAGAATTGACAAATAGTTCAGATGTTATATCAACATATTTAACAGCAGCAGGAAATTCTTATTTTAACGGAGGAAACGTAGGAATAGGAACTGATTCCCCTGCAAAAAAACTAACTGTTAATGCAGGTAGTACATCAGGAGATGGTATTAATGTAACTGGTTCTTCTTCTCCTGCTATATATATAAATGAAACTTCTGGAACTGTAAATAGTTCCTTTCAAAATGATGGAGCTGGAAGTTATTTAGGAACTTCTACAAGTCATCCTATGATATTTAGAACTGCAAATACAGAAAGAATGCGTATAACATCTGGGGGGGATGTTTTAATTGGCGGTATTACTTCTGCTCCTTCTAATGGTTCAGGTGGTTCTGCATTTATATCTGATTCAGTTGGTAGAAATATTTTGAAATTAAGCACAACCGTTGCAACAACCGCAGGATTGGTAGAGTTTGATAATCCTAATGGAATTGTTGGTAAAATAAGTTCAAGTGGCTCATCCACTATTTATGCAACATCTTCTGATTATAGATTAAAAGAGAATGTAGTAGAAATGACTGGAGCTTTAGATAGAGTAAGTCAATTAAAACCAAGTAGATTTAATTTTATAGGAGAAGAAAAAATAGTAGATGGATTCTTAGCTCACGAAGTACAAGAAATAGTACCTGAAGCTATCTCAGGAGAAAAAGATGGTATGCGTACTGAAGAATACGAAGTAAGTCCTGATGTTTATGAAGACGTTGTTCATCCTGCTGAAGAAGCAGTTTATGAAACTATAGAGCATCCTGCTGTTGAAGAAGAATTAGATGATGAAGGAAACATAATTGTAGAGGGCAAAGAAGCATATACTGAAGAAGTGCTTATAACAGAAGCTAAAGAAGAATGGACTGAAAAAGTATTAGTATCTGAAAAAGTAATGGGTACAAGAGAAGTGCCAGATTATCAAGGCATCGACCAATCAAAATTAGTGCCATTATTAGTAGGCGCTATCCAAGAACAACAACAACTAATCAATGATTTAAAAAGTAGAATAGAAACACTTGAGAATAATTAATATATTTGTAATATAACTATAAATTTAATAAAATGTCAAAAATTAGTAAAGAAGAATTAGAATCATTATTAGAATCAGAAAAGAAAGTTTCTGCTATTAAGCACGACTTAGGTACACTAGATGAGCAAAAGCATAATCTATTACACGCTTTAAGTCAAGTTAGAGAAGAATCTAACAAAGTAAAGAAAGAACTAGAAGACAAGTATGGTAAAATAAATATCAACTTGCAAGATGGTTCTTATGAAGAAATAAAAGAAGATAAAGAATAACGCTATGGATTTTGCAGATATGAAGATATACCTTATAAACTCAATGGCTTTTCTAGTATCATTAACTGAGGTTGAGGTATGGTTAAAAATTATACTTCTAATCTGCACAATAGTATATACTATTCAAAAAACTAAGAAACTATGAGTGAATTAAGCGAAGACAGTAAATTTGAAATTAGTATAAAGACACTTATTGCTATAGGGGTGGGATTATCTACCCTTATAGGAATGTGGTTTGCATTACAAGCAGACATAGAAGAAGCTAAAAAGCTACCAGAACCTGAGATTTCAAGAACAGAGTATGATTTAAAAGACAAGCTCGTTAGAGAGACAATAATGAATACTGGTAAAAAAGTAGAAGAAAACTCAGATGCGTTAAAGAAAATAGACGATAAGTTATTTGAAATAATTAGTAAATGAAAAAATTAATATTATGTGTGATATGTGTATTGGTTGCGGGCTTTGTATATAGTCAAGACGTAACAGTTCTGCAAATAAATGCAGAATGGAATAAAAAGAATAATTACGATTTAAGTGATATTACAGGTGCTACTGTTAAGTTTAGTTACTTGAAAGACCAGCCTAGAGATGTTCAGAACTCTATTATGGCTGTACCTGTAATTGTTATTATGGATAAATCAGGTAGAGTTAGAATGCAATATGTAGCAGATATATCTTTGCAAATTAAAGCTACTAGATTAGAAATACAAAATACTATAAATAGAATTAATAAACCTAGAAGGGCAAGTACAAATTAAAATGAGACTACTAATATGTTTAATACTAATGTTAATAATAGGGTGTGGAACTTACACTCCAAAACCAACAATCAAGCACGTTTTAGCAGTTACTTCAGAAGGAGATACTCTCCTATTACCAATAGATAAAATAAGACCTAATATTTATCAATCTATATATCCATTATATGCTAGAGAATGGAATCCATATTACTACAATAACTGGAGATATAATAACATATACTCTAATAAAATATATTATGAATCTAATAGTAGCTCTAGTAACAATAATTCTAGTAGTACTTCTAGTAATCATAATACAAAAGACATATCAAGAATAGATATGAATGCAATAAAAGACAAAAGGAACGATAAATAATGAATAAAATAAGTAAACATATAACTTATAAAGAAGCCACTAGAAGTGCAACAGCTTTACGTTTAGGTATAGATAATGTGCCTAATGAATATCACTTACAAAATATGGAGATGGTAGCTAAGAAAGTATTTGAACCTTTAAGAGAAGCAGTTGATGCTCCTATTAAAATAAACTCATTTTATAGATCTGAAAAACTTAATAAAGCTATTGGAGGCAGCAGTAAAAGCCAACATTGTCAAGGACGTGCTATTGATATTGACGATATTTATGGTCACGTTAGTAATGCTTATATGTATTATTACATTAAAGATAATCTCGACTTTGACCAACTTATTTGGGAGTTTGGCACAAATGATAGTCCTGATTGGGTTCACGTAAGCTATGTAGATGGTGACTCCAATAGAAAAAGATGTTTAAGAGCAATAAAAGAAAATGGTAAAACTAAATATATAGATATAACAAATGAGCAAAATACTAAGTAAATTATTTGGAGCTGCAGGTGGAAACATAGCAGAAAAGATTTCAGGCATAATAGATAAACATACTTTTAGTAAAGTAGAGAAAGCTCAATTTGAGAAAGAGATGGAACAGATCTGGATTGATGCAGAAGCTGACATACAAAAGAATGTTACTGAGAGATGGAAAGTAGATATGGCTTCTGATAGTTGGCTTAGTAAGAATGTTAGACCTTTAGTTCTTATATTTCTAGTAGTGTCTACAGTTCTTATGGTATTTATAGATGCAGGTGTTATATCTTTTGAAGTTAAGGCTAATTGGATTGACTTATTACAATTAGTACTTATAACGGTCATAGGAGCTTATTTTGGAGGTCGTAGTGCAGAGAAATTTAGAAAGTAATGGCAAAGCTAACCACAAGTAATTATCGTGCTTCTAAACGCACAAAAAGACCTGGTGTTCATTCTAAGAATGCTAGTAAAGGTCAAGTAAAATTCAAAAAGAAATATAAAGGTCAAGGTAGATAATATGGAAACAATAAAGCACTTATTAGGATTCTGTGGAGAAACACATCCAAACATTTTTACAATCATTTTTATTATTGCAGTAATTATTTCTGCTGTTAAGTACAAAAAATATATATTAAAATAATTTTATATATTTGTTTTTGCTTATAGCTAAACTTGCACAACCTAATAAAGTTGGACGGTGCTTGGAACAGGTATTACTTTCTTTCTTTTTTACTAGGTTTTTTCTTTCTTTTTCTTTTTACTCTTTTTCTTTTTCTTTCTTTTAATTATAATTTATATCTTAGTGTATATGAGAAAGGTATCACGCAAAAGTCTTGTAAAGAAATTAGATGCAATATTCTCTGAATATATAAGACTTAGAAAAGCTAATAAGAAAGGCATAGTATCTTGCTATACTTGTGGCAAAAAAGCATATTGGAAAGGTGCAGGAATGCAGAATGGACATTTTATGTCTAGAAAATCTTACTCTACAAGATGGGAGGAGCTTAACTGCCAAGTACAATGCTATTCCTGTAATGTGATGAGATATGGTGAACAATACAAGTATGGCTTAGAACTCCAAAAAGAATATGGTAAAGACTTACCAGAACAACTTCTTATACAATCTAAACAGATCAAAAAGTTCTCTAATATAGACTTAGAGGATATGATAAATAAATACAAAGACTTAGTAGATAAAAGGAAAAAAGAATTATCTTTGTAAGCATAATCTGTTTCTCGCAGGTCTTATAGTTTTGTTTTGAAGGGAGGGATTAATTTTCCTCCTTTTTTTTTATGCACTTGTTTTATTAACATTTTTTAATTAACTTGCTAAAGTATTGCAATAAAGCAATATATTAAAAACAATTATATATGACCCATAAAGAAGATTTATTAAGGCTTTTAAAAGCTGAGGTAGAGCAATTAAGAAAGCACTACTACGAGAGTGATGCTAAGATCAAGAAATTAGAGAATAGCATTAAAGAGAAAGATAGTATTATAGAAAAATACGAACTTCATATTAAACAACAAGAAGTAAGAAACGCACATTTAGAAATTAACATAGTAGATGAATATATAAAATAATAAATATGAATTATACAGCACAAGTAAAAGAAATACACAAAACAGATAGAGAACCTTTTGGTGATGGTATGTTAACTTATAAAATGAAAACTTCTAAACACGAAGGATTTTTATATACTCCTAAATTAAATATACAAAAAGGAGATGAAATTAATTATGATTATTATAAACAGAAAGATCAATACTATAAGTTTGCTAAAGTAAAAAAAGTAGGTATGTACAATAATTATAAAAAAGATACTAGTACACAGTCTGTATCTAAACCTTTAGACACTCATAGCTCTATATTAAGACAAGTAGCATTTAAAGGAGCTATAGAACTTGCTTCTTCTGGCAAGATAAACATTCAAGAGATAGAAGAATTTACAAATACATTTAATCAAATTTTAAAATAATAAATATGGAAATTACAGGTAGAATTAAAAAGATCAATAGTACACAAACTAGAGGAGCTAATAACTTTAGAACTAGAAGTATGTGGCTTGTAACTAGTGGCAAGTATCCTCAAACGTTACAGGTAGAGTTTACACAAGATAAAGTCAATCTATTAAATAGCTTTACAGAAGGTTCTTTTGTTAGAACAGCTATAAACCTAAGAGGTAGAGAATGGCAGAATCCAAAGACAAATGAGGTGAAAGTATTTAATACTATTGAAGGATGGAAGTTAGAAGATGATGTAGAACAAGTAAGTGCTTCACAACAGAGTCCTGATAGAAATGAGAAAGTTTATCAGAATGGTAATCCTTTCTAAATGAATGCAGAAGAAAGAAAAAAGACCCCTGTTTATTCAGGGGTTTTAAATTATTTTCCTGATGCTATTTTAGAAGTGGCAAAAGTTTCTTATATTGGTAATCAACAACACCATCCTGATTTACCTTTACATTGGGACAGAAATAAAAGTACAGATGAATTAGATGCTCTTAGTAGACATCTTATTGAAGCAGGTAAGATTGATAGTGATGGTGTAAGACATTCAGCTAAGGTAGCTTGGAGAGCTTTAGCTAACTTGCAAAAAGAAATAGAAAACAATAATTAAGATGCTAATAAACTTTGACCAACAGATTGATAAACTACAACAAATCAGGTCAGGGAAGATAGTAGAAGGTTTAGCATTAGGATTTCCAGAAATAGACGAATACTTTAGATTTAAACAAGGTAACTTTTTAGTATGCTTAGGTCACGCTAATGTAGGTAAGACTACTGTGATCTTATATATGATGTTATTGTATTCTATAAAGCATAACATTAGATGGCTTGTATTTTCTAGTGAGAATGAAGCACATAGTATTATTAGAAAACTAATAGAATTCCTGGCAGCAAAACCTATAAACAAAATACCTGAAGAAGAATTTGAGAAGCACAAGAGCTTTGTGTTTAATCAATTTAAGATAGTAGATTCTAATGAGCTTCATACTTATAAGACCTTATTAGAATTAGCTACAAGTATTAAGAAGGCTTGGAACTATCAAGGATTTCTTATAGACCCTTACAACTCTTTAATGAAAGATAGAGAAATGTTGAAAGGTATTAACTCACACGACTATGACTATGAAGCAACATCTGAAATAAGATTATTCTGCAAAACTCATAATGTATCAGTATGGTTAAATACTCACGCAGCTACTGAATCATTGAGAAAGAAATATCCTAATAATCACGAACACGCAGGACATCCTATGCCTCCAATGGCTAGTGATGTTGAAGGAGGGGGAAAGTTCGTCAACCGATGTGATGAATTCATATGTATTTCGAGGTTATTGTATCATCCAACATTGTGGATGTATAATGAAATACACGTTAGAAAAGTAAAAGACATTGATACTGGAGGAAGACCTACTCCAATAGATGAACCTATTAAACTTAAATCAATACTTAACAATGTAGGTTTCCAAATAAATGGTAATAATATTATAACACCAACTCTTACTGAGCAAATAAACTTACCATTTTGAAAACACCTGTAGAATTAGCATATGAGAAACATAACCAATGGGTAGAGATAGTACAAACCTTTGGTGGCTTAAACAAAGAGGAGTGTGAAGATTTGGTACAAACTATGTATATTCTGCTAATAAAGAATACTCAAAAAGGAATAGACTATCTATATAAAGATGAGATAAACTATTATTATGTTTTTAAAATACTTAGAGGATTGTATGTAGATTTAATTAGAAAGAAAAGTAAAGTTAAATTAGTCAGCTTAGAAAACATAGAACCTGTCACAGAAATAGATCATAACAATTATGATGAGGTCTATAATAAGCTCCAGGATATTTTAAAAGATATGTACTGGTACGATAAAAAAGTATTTGAAATAATAGAAGATGGTACTAACATAAGTGAGCTATCAAGAAAAAGTAAAATAAGTTATTACAGCTTATACAATACTTATAAGAAAGTTAAACAGAAACTAAAAGATAATTTATGAAACTAGGAAACTTAGTAGAACTTATAACAACATACACAGGAATAAAATACTTAGTAGATACTTACCATAGTATAAGAGGAACTAAGTGCAACTGTGATAAAAGAAAAGATGCTCTAAATAAATTTAAAATAGATAGAAATGGGATTACAAAAGTTTAGTCAGGAGGATTACGACAAATGGACAGAGTTTAAATCTGCTAATGGTAAAAGCATTGATAGAAAAGAACAGGAGTTAATTGCTCGACTACATTCCATCTATTATAAGCATAACTACTATTTACCCTGCTCCTGTACTCCTAAGACATATATAGCGTGGATAAAACAATTAAATGACATTTACGCTAATGGGACTCAGTAAGATACATCTATATGAACAAGCAGTAGTTCAGATACTTAATATGGACACTTGGGATTTAAAATGGGCAGGTAATGGCTTTGAGCATTATGATGCTATAGGTAAAACTCCTAAGGGTCACGATTGTGTAATAGAAATGAAGTTCAGGAATAAATACTATAAAGAAAAGATGTTAGAGGTTTATAAGTATGAACAGTTAATTAGTATGGATTCCGAAATAGTAAAGCTCTACTTTGTATCAGACCCTAAAGGTAACTATCTATATTGGTTAAACTATTTAGAAATGCCAGAACCTGTAGAGATGTATTGTCCTGACACTACTATGTGGACTAAGAAACGATTACTCAAACCTGTATATCTTCTAACAGAACAACAAGCAAGTATTATAAATAGGGACTCATATAATTAAATTTTGTTAATAACTTTAAAAGAGTTATATTAGCCTGTATAACTTTAAAAAAACAAAATTATGAGTGAACCAATTAGTAATGAAATTTTCGAAACATTTAGAATCCAGGAAAGAGCAGCAGAACAGAATAGAGCTGTAAAACTTTTAGCTGAACAAGGCTATACTATCTTAGATTTAGAAGGTAATATAATTAATAGACAAACTATTAAGTTACATCAAAGTAATCGACCTAGATACGATTATAAAAGAAAACCTAAAAACAATTAAGATGAATACAAGAAACAATTTAATATGCCCTCATTGTGAAAAAAAAATTACACCATATCACATAGATGATTATAATGAAAGAATGACAGTTTTAAAATACAGTTGGTGGAAAAATCAGATATTTAAAATGTATAATAAATCTAAAAAAAAATGGTATGTATCAAGAAGGGTAATTTCTTTTAGATACAATTTAAGAATTGATACTATTAGAAGGTATGATAAATTAGGAATACCTAATATGAGTCTTGGTTATACTAAAATATATAACATAGAAGAATGTGATAAATGGATGAAAGAAAATAAAATGCAATATTTTAGAATAAAAGATAAAACTAATTTAGACCTAATTTCAGAATATTAAGATTATGAAAAAAAGACAATATAGATCAAATCAAGGTAGAAGTCCTGAAAAAGAAGAACAGATATTTAATGTTCTAAAAGTAGGATTCATAGCATTAATCGTAGCTACTATTAGTTGCATAATACTTAACTAATGACATTATTCCAAAATCAAGTATATGAAGCTAACTTTAATTATATAGGTCAAGCTCTTGTTAAAGCATACGATACTAAAAAAGAAAATAATGAATCTACTAAAGAATTAGGCAACTTAATTAAATGTGTTAATGAGATGCATATGTTTGTAGTAGGTCTTAGAAACGAGGTACAAGTATTAGACTTTAAATTAAAGATAGCAGAAGGAGATAAACTAAGAGCAATAGAGAGAGCAAAAAAATCAGAAAAATTATTAGAAAATGATACAACTATTAGACGGTAAGAATTATGAGCATAAAGAACTATTATCTAAAATGGATGATGATTCTTTTTACTATGGAGAACTAAACAAATTAGCTTTAAGCAGTTCTTCACTTAAACTATTATTATCAAGTCCTAAGACTTATAAGCACGTTACTCAGTATGGTAATCCTGAAACACAACCGTTAAGAGATGGGTGGTTATTTCATACAGCTATATTAGAACCTCACGTTTTTAATGCACAGATATTTGTAGATGTAGCAAGTAAGAATACAAAAGCATTTAAGTTAGCTAAGGAAGAACACGGTAGAGTGTTTACAATGTCAGAAAAGAATAAAGCTGAGAAGTTAGCAGATGCATTCTTTAGAAATGAACACGCACTTAGAATGATTACAGACTGTGAGTTTGAAGTTCCTGCAATAGGTAATGTATGTGGTTATCCATTTAGAGGTAAAGCAGATGTTCTTGGAAAAGATAGAATAGTAGATTTAAAAACTACAACAGACATAAAAGGTTTTCCTTATGCTGCAAAGAAATATGGATATGATGTTCAATGTTATTTGTACTGTTCTCTCTTTAATGTGGGATATGAACAATTCAAATTTTTAGTAATGGACAAAGGAAGTTTAGATATTGGTGTATGGGATTGTTCTGAAGAATTTTACTTAGAAGGTAAAAGAAAAGTAGAGAAGGCAGTAGACATCTTTGAAACCTTCTTTATTAATGGAGCAGACTTAGATGATTATGTATTAACAGGTACGCTATGATAAGAAAATATCTAAAAGAAAAAATAGCATATGATAAAGGTTATAGAGTTACATTAAATGGAGATGTTATAAATCCTGAAAAAAATAAAATAGGATATATTGTAAATTCAGGTTATGAAAATATTACTATAAAATATAAAGATGAAACTATAAATAAAATTAAACATTTAAAAGTAGCAACACACAGGCTTCAGGCTTATCAAAAATATGGAAATGAAATATATAAAACAGGAATTGTAGTTCGACATTTAAATGGAAATAAATATGATAATTCTTTTAATAATATTGGAATAGGTACTCAAAAAGATAATGCTTTAGACATACCTAAAGAAAAAAGAATTGAAATGGCAAGAAAAGCAGGAACAAAATACAATGATGATAAGGTAATAGAAATTAAGAATTATTATTCAATGGTTAAAAGTTACATAAAAACTATGAAACATTTTGGCTTAACAAGTAAAGGAACATTACATTATATAATTAAAAATAGATAAATTGTTTTGAAAGAACTAATACAAGACATAGACATCATAATAGATGCTATAGATATGGGAGATAATGAAGATGCCATTAAAATGCTCCAGGAGATACAAAGAGAATTAAAAATTAAATTATTATTATTATGAAAAAGAGAGCTTTAGATATAGCAAGACAAGTAAGTAACCTTGCAGAGTTAAATCCATTTGACAATACAAGACAAAGAGAATATGTAGAAGCTAGAGCTTTGATCTGCTTAATACTAAACAAATATCTTGGAATAGGATTATCTAGAATAGCAAACTTCTTTAAGGAGAATGGAAAGAATATGCATCACGCAAATGTATTGCACTTAGTAAGGAGTTTTGATACTTACAAGTTCTACAATAAAAACCTAGACAAGTGGTTAGACATAGTTATCAATGATATTGATGATGTGGGAAATGAAAACAAAAGAACACTTATAAGACATCGTATTAAATATCTTACTAATAAAGACATAGATGAATTAGCTCTTTACACAGAGGATATGTATAATAAAGTTTTACAAAAAGAAGAAGCGTGAAAATATTAAACCTATATGCCTGTCTTGGAGGTAATAGATATAAGTGGGGAGATGACCACGATATTACAGCAGTAGAATGGGATGAAGAACTTGCAAGATTATATCAAGAAAGATTTCCTACAGAATTATTTTAAAATTTAATTTATTTTTCGATATATAGATATACAATTTTGATTAATCAAGTTTTTTCAAGTTATGAGTACACACGGAGGTAAAAGAGAAGGTTCAGGTAGAAAAGCAAAAACAGAAGAAATACAGCTTATTGAAAAGTTGAAACCTTTAGAAGACTTAGCGTTTGAAGCACTTAAAGAAGGGTTAGAGAAAAAGGACTTTAAGTTTGTTCAGCTTTACTATAATTACTTTGCAGGTAAACCAAAAGAAACAAAGGATATAACTATAAACGAAGATGTACCTTTATTCATTGATTAATGTTTACAAAAACAGAAGCAGTAATAAAACTCAGACAATTAGGTAGTAGAATAAGAATAGTAAGAGGAGGTAGTTCTGCAGGTAAGACAATAGCTATTCTAATGATACTTATTGACTATGCTATTAAAAACAATAACAAAGAAATTAGTGTAGTAGCAGAATCTGTCCCACACTTACGTAGAGGAGCTTTAAAGGACTTTCTTAATATACTTAAACAAACTAATAGGTATGATGAGAGAAAGTTCAACAAATCAACTCTAAAGTATCAATTCAGCACAGGTTCTTATATAGAGTTCTTCTCCACAGATCAACCTGACAAATTAAGAGGAGCAAGAAGAACAGACTTATTTATTAATGAGTGCAATAACATTCCTTCCTTTGAAGTGTATCAACAACTTGCAGTAAGAACATCAGGAACGGTGTGGTTAGATTACAACCCAAGTAACATCTTTTGGGTAGATAAAGAACTAATAGGACAAGAAGATACAGACTTCCTCACATTAACATATAAAGACAATGACAGCTTACCATCTTCAATAGTAAAAGAAATAGAGAAAGCAAAAGATAAAGCTAAGACATCTACTTACTGGGCTAATTGGTGGAAAGTATATGGACTAGGAGAGATAGGTAGTTTAGAGGGAGTATGTATTCCTGATTGGAAATATATTGATAGTATTCCTTATGAAGCTAGGTTATTATGTGGAGGATTAGATTTTGGATATAGCATAGACCCTAGTACGATTATCTTATTATACAAATGGAACAACGCTTACATATTTGATGAGATACTATATCAAAAAGGAATGCTTAATAGAGACATAAGTAGATTTCTAAAAGACAATAGTATAACTACTCATCTATGGGCAGACTCAGCAGAACCAAAGAGTATTAGTGAGATCAGAGCTTATGGACATAAAATTTCAGGAGTAACTAAAGGGAGAGATTCAGTAGTCTATGGTATCAACCTAATAAATCAAAATGAAATCTATGTAACGTCCAGGTCTAAGAATCTAATCAAAGAACTACAAGGATATATATGGGCTAAAGATAAAGAAGGTAATAACATACAGAAACCTACAGGAACTCATCCTGACTGTATAGATGCAGCTCGATATTGTTTAATGATGCAGTTAGAGAATCCTAACAGAGGTAGATATACTATTCAGTAAAATATTTATTAAAAATTGTTAATAATATAAATAATTGTTATATATTAGCAATATGAAACAAAACGATAAGAAACTAATAAAGACATTACTAAAGCTACACAACAAAAGAGAAATATCTGCTAAGACTTGTGCAGATACAATCTTTAGAATCATTAAGAATCAATGAAAGAGATATATGTAAAAAAGATAACTGCAAGTGCTTTAGAAATGCCTGTAGAAAAAAGAAAACAATTAATAATAGAATTAACTAAATCATTACTAAAAAAATAATTATGTTCAAACCAATAATAAGATTCATCAAGCAAGATAAAAATAATATATGGTGGCTATTTAGCTTTTATGCAGTAGCATTACTAATAACAATAATGTTGACAATACAGATATAATTAAGTAAAGGTTGTTTTGTTTGGAAAGGGGGTAGCAGAAATGTTACCCTTTTTTTTTGTGTATATGTCAAAAATGCTTTTAAAATTTCGATATATATATATGAAAGTAGAAATAAATGTGCCTAATGATTTAAAAGAAATCAAGCTGCACCAATATCAGAAGTTCCTAAAGCTCCAAGAAAAGAGTGTAGATGAAAAGTTCTTAGCTTCTAAGATGATAGAAGTCTTCTGTGGTTTAAAGCTCACAGATGCTCTTAAAATGAAAGTAGCAGATGTCTATGCTATTACAGGAATACTTGGAGATATGTTTAATCAGAAACCTAAGCTAGTAAAGAAGTTTAAAATGAATGGGGTAGAATATGGATTCATACCAGACTTAGATCAGATGAGTTTAGGAGAATACATTGACCTGGACACTTACTTAGGAGATTGGGAAAATATACATAGAGCTATGAATGTTCTATATAGACCTATCAAACATAAGTATTCAGAAAAATACAATATAGAGGAGTATAATATAGATCATCCTGAGAAGATGCAAAATATGCCAATGGATGCAGTATTAAGTTCTGTGCTTTTTTTTTATCATTTAGGAATCGACTTGTCGAAAGCTATGATGAATTATTTGGAGGACAAACAGGAAACGAATTTAGTGCAATATCTCAATTCGGAACTAAATGGGGATGGTATCAATCAATTTACGGACTCGCTCAGGGAGATATTAGACGATTTGAAAATATCACTAAGTTAAAGATGCACGAGTGCTTTATGATGTTATCATTTATGAAAGACAAAGCAGAAGCTGAAGCTAAACAATTAAAAAGTAAAATAAAATGAGTCAAGGAATAAGAGGGTTTTATCAATTAACAGAAACAATCAAAACACAGTTGTTAGATGATGCAAACGTCAATATTGTAACTACAGGAGATATAACAGAAATAGATTTATCTAAGCAAACTATATTTCCTCTATGTCATATTATGGTTAATAGTGTAAGTACACAAGAACAGGTATTAGCATTCAATATAACTGTTATGGCTATGGATATAGTAGATGTAGAGAAAGAAGCTACTACAGATTTATTTAGAGGTAATGATAATCAACACGATGTACTTAATACTCAATTAGCAGTTTTAAATAAACTTGTTATGGTTCTTAGAAAAGGAGACTTATATACGACTAAATACCAATTAGAAGGAGACCCTACTTGTGAACCATTCTTTGATAGATTTGAGAATCAGTTAGCAGGATGGGCTTGTACTATGGATATTCTTATTGAAAACGATATTACTATATGCAACTAAAAGAAACTAAGGACATATTGAACAAGTTTGCAAAGTATGTGATACAACAATCTCGTACTAATCTTACTAAAG